GTTTCCCAGTCACGATCCTAACATTGATAGTTTCTAAATTCTTTCTGCGCGTTTAGTGAGTCTGCAAGTATATATAGCTTGTGGCGTTTCATTATATCAATACCCAAGCGAATAGAGTCCGGACCTTTCTTTGACGGCTTTACGTTATGCCCGAAGCGGTGTAGTTCTTCGATTGACTTAGGCTCGGCACTATCGCAAATTATAGGTGTACGGTCTAAGCTTAGGGCGGTTAGTTCTTTGCTTATGTCGTGGTTTGTCATGCCGGTCTTGTATAGGTGTTCTTGAATATACAAAGAATAGTCCTCCAACCAAACAGACACAAGCGCGGTCGGATCGTTAGTGAAGCCCCAGTCCATTCCATAGGCTACAAGCTTTGCGCGTTCCGGTATTGCTTCCGCTACTTGCCATTGTGGGAATACGGCCGCTGTATTGACTCCGCGCTCGCCGAGGCCATAGATACGCCAATAGTTCGCGTCCGTCTCTCTAAACCTCTCTATCTCGTCAATAACGGACTGCTCAAGGAAAGGGTTGTCCTTGTATGTAGTCTTAAAGAAGTCCACGTCTTCGCGTGGTAAAACGTGTTCGTATATCCAATGGTATTGATCTGATGGATTGTAACAAAGGAACACCCTATCCGTTGTTCTTAAAATTAGTTGACGAAAGTCTTCGAGGGATAATTCGTTGCACTCACAAATGTACAACAGCGTTCTTTTACGTCCGCGCAATTTTTGTGGCTGGTCGGCTGAAATGAATTCGACTAAATTGCCGAACAAGGTGTATGTTGCTTGTGACTTGTTGTGGTGTTCTTCGGAGTAGTTACCCCCCTTAGTTAGTACGTCGAAGAAGTCACGCATCACCGATGCCCTTAATGCTGGGAATGTTTTTCTAACTATCGTGATGACAATACCAGCGTCCTTATTCTTAAAGCACAATTCAATTAGCACCTGACATAAAGAATATGTCTTGCCACTACGCGTTCCCCCTTGATGAACTTGAATCTTCGCCTTAGACTTTTTAGAGTGGTAATATGTCGACGGCTGTCTATTCGTCATCGAACCATTTGAACGGCTTCGGTTCGTTTACTTCTATTTCTTGCTTTTCGACATACCCTCGGTGCTTGCCCTTCGTCTTTAGGTAGAAGATAGTGCTACTCGGTATCTTGTTTTTGATTTGCTGATGTAGTGAACTTTCGGCAAAGTCAATCGCGCTTTCTTGTATGTCCTGGACTGCTTCTTTGTACTCTTCGTCTTCTTCCAACCAACGGTAATGCGTCCGCCTTGATATGTTACACGCTTTTGCGGCTGTGCTTACTACACCAAGCGAACGCTCTAAAGCTTCTAAAAATTCTTTTTTATTGTGTGCCATTTGTAACTTTTGTATATCGGGATGTTTGAATTTACTCATGCTTTTTTAGCTTTCTTTCCTGTAAAGTCTTCCCATCGCTTTACTATTACATCGCAGTACTTCGGGTCTAATTCCATACCGTAACATTTGCGCTTGGTTTTCTCTGCTGCTATTAGTGTTGAGCCACTACCCAAAAAGGGTTCTACTACTATTGCGTTTTCGGGTGCGCTTGACTTCATTACTCGCTCCATCATTTCGACTGGTTTAGGTGTTGCGTGTCCGTGTCGTTCTTCTCCTTGCACCCTTTCAAATTCCCACACTTCAGTCATATTGTCGTGGGTGTTATTAAAGTACGCCCTTGTAGAGTAAAATTCTTGTTTTAAGACTTCGTAGTCTTGTTTTAAGACTTCGTAGTCTTTTGCAAAGGCTTTGTTTTTACATTCCTTTTGTAGTCTTTTATATTGGTCTTCTTGTGGGAAGCTCCATTGTGATTTACTGAACCAATGGTCAGCCATTCGAGGATGAAAACCGAAGAAACCTGCGACTACTTTATTATTCCACCCTATCAAATCTCTTTGACTTTTTAGATATTTTCTTATAGGCTCAAACCCTTCCCAATAATTGTCTGCGTTATTGTTAAAACCTTGTTCCCCTATCATAAAGAAAAGGCATCTTTCCGTAGCGGTTGGGAACATTCGGTGCTTGTCTGAGTTCATACCTTCCCCGTGCTTTTTATCCCACACAATCTCGTTGCGTAAAGTTAGCCGTTCAAAACTTTCAAGACCTCCACGATACCACAACCGCCATAGGTCGGGAGCGTTGCCCCAAATATAAGCTGATGCGTTATCTTCTGCGTATGGTCTAAACGCTTTCCACCATTGAAGTTGAAAAACGTCTAACTTGTCTTTATAGATATTGTCATTTAAAACCCCGTCTTTTTCTTTACCCATTCCGTAAGGTGGGTCTGCGTGAATTAGTGTAGCCTTTTTCCCATCCATAAGAATCTCTACCGCTTCTTTGCTCGTAGAATCCCCACACATAACCCGGTGTTCTCCAAGTATCCAAACATCGCCCAGTTTGGTAATCGGTTCTTGTGGTGCTTCGGGTATATCGTCTTCGTCCGTTAAGCCTTTCATCTCTTCGGGTTCGGTGTCCCACAAGTCCATTCCCCATTCCGTCAAGTCGTCTATGTTCCATTCATTAGCAAGCAAGTCATAATCCCAATCGCCAAAGCTTAGGTTGTCTTTTATCATAAACTCGTCGCGCTGTGCTTTCGTCCAATCGCTAACGTCTATAACTTCTACCTCTCGATAGCCTAATTCTTTAAGAGCAAGTAGTCGCATATTACCACCCACCACAAAACCGTCCGCTACTACTAAAGGGCGGACAGATAGCATTTCAGGGAATGCCTCAATCGATGACTTCAGCTTCTTGTATTTCTCCTTGTTCAGGCTTCGCGGGTTGTGAGGGTCCGTCTGAAGTTGACCTATCGGTCTTTTGCTTTTCTTGATGTTCATCTACTGAGTTTATTACAGACCTTAGCAATTCCAAGAAGGGTTTGTTTGCTACGGCTAAGTCTAATATAATATTCGGCGAGTCGTTATTGTGCGACTGTATCTTGATAAGGTTCTTGTGTCTTGAGATTAACAAGAAGTCGTCGCTTGTATTTATGTTCTTATTTGCTTGACGGTGTGCCATTGTTCTTAAATTGAAACCAAAGTGTCTGCATTTGGTCGTCGGTTTGTAGTAATTCGTTAAACGTGCGGCGGTGGTATATTGCCGAACTGTGATCCATTTTTAGTGCCTTGCCTATTTGTGGGAACGTCCAAAGGTTGTCGTATAGGTAGGTGCATACTATTTTGCGCATATCGCTTAAATGTCTGTGACGCTTCGCGCTCGCCAGTTCATTCCAACAATATCCCATGGCCTTGACTCTTTTCTTGGTTATTTGCATAGCCTTCTTTTGTGTCATGGCTTTGTTAGCGTTGCCGTCTATGTCGTTTAGGTATCCCACGTTTAGGTATATGTTATTCGTTTTCACAGCTTGACTCGTAAACCTTTAGGAGTTCAAGGTACATATTTTTATTGCACGAGGAACAGTTTGTGCGCTTCATCTTTTTATTAAATACTTCTTGATACAATAGGTAGAACTCTGTGGCGTTGTTCTTGCCTAAGTTTTGTCCGGATCTATACGCCGGCTGTAGTACGTCCTTAAAAAATGTCATCTGTTCTTGCGTCATTTGTTTAATGTCGCGATAGGGGAACATCTTGTTTAGGCGTTCGCGTCTTTTGTCGCACCCGCAATCTTCGCCAAAGAATTTCTTGACGACCTTTTCTACTCCTGTTGCCTCAGTTACCTTTTGTATGGTATCGCCTAAGCCCTTGCTTTTCTTTTTCATTCTGTATATATGTTCTAACGTCGCGAATTGCTCTGTATAGTGTGTTTCTACTTATTCCTGTTTCTTCTGCTAATGAGTTAAGAGAATGCTTGTCCCCGTAGTAAATAGCGAAGCAGTTTTTTTCAAACCACTCAACGTCTTGTAGTTTGTCTTCAATAAAATTAAGTAGCACCTCGTTCCATTTTTTCTGCTCTATTTCGTCTAAGCTGTGAACGTGGCGCAAATGTTCCGCCGCTTGTCTGTGGCGTTCCTTTGGCTTTCTGTATTTGTAGTGGTAGCGACTTGTGGTACTTCGGTAGTTGTTTATGCAGAGCCGTATTATCCAGAACCGCATCTGGTTCTTTTCTACGATCTTGGCCATCTTTTCCCGGTTAGCTGTAAGCACCATGAGAATAACCTCGTGGGCCAAGTCTTCATAGTCGGGGTGGTGTCCTTTTGTTATCACTTTGGCTATGTCAATAATAGCCGCATAGTTTTCGCGTATGTACTTTTGAACCACAGCCATAGTTTACAAAAGTTTCTTGACTTCTTCTTGGTAGTGTTTAATTTTTTCCAACAACCAGTCGTTAGTAAGTCTCGCCGGTTGATTGCTTAGGACCACAAGTTCGTCCGCTAAATCTGTTCCAAGGTTGATCGCAAAAAGGTACTGCTCACCCCCGCGAAAACCATTACAACGTTTACACTGGGGGCGTACATTATCTTCATTCCAACGTGTTGCGTACTTACCACGAGACTGAAAATGGCCCGCGTCAACCTCACGCCAATTTTTACTCACACCGCAAGTGAAGCAAGAAACGTAGCCGGCGTGGTCTGCGTCTTTCATTCGGACGTATTGACTAAATACTTTGTCCAATTTCTTGACGAGTGTAGATCGTTTTACAGGCATAAGAATAAAATACCCAGTAAGGCGATAACCATTTCGTTAACTCTAAGGCCCGCGCTTATATAATATTCAACACCTACGTCAACAAACGCAAGTACAACCATCGCAATAACAAGACCTTCCATGCCATAATATATACGAAAGACTTCTACGTTTGCAAATGATGTGCATAACTATCCCTATGAGTTTGGGTGTACGATAAACTTCCACCTCCCTTTGTCGTCGTAGTCAGGTTCAGGTAGATCTAAGTCGGCGAGCAGTCGTTTCATTATGTCTTTTTGTTCTTGTGTTAAAGGCTCGCCTTCAGGTTTGTTTTTTAGGTGCTTCCATTGAGCCTCCCTTCGCTCTGCTCTTTCGCCTTCGTAGATCTGAAAAGCCTCGACAAGTTCCGGAAGCATCAAGCGTTCGTACTTGTTGCCATATTTACCGGCTTTAAAGTTTGTCATGATGCACCGCCATTCTTCAATCTTCATAGCTGGAAATTCCTCTATCAAATGGTCGACAGCTTCAATAACATGCTCAGTTTCTCTTATCGTTTTGTTGTAATTTAGATAATCAAGGGTTGACTTGAGCAACGCAGTCAGTGCGGCGTGTGTTTGTCGTGGGCAATACTTGAATGCGGCCCGAACATTTGTTCCGTTATGCCACGCATCCGCCGGTGTGATCTTAGAGCGACTCGATATAAGCGCGATACTTTTCAGTGTCGAAGCCGTTACTTCCTGCTCTTTTATTTTTAATTGGGTGGAATCCCTTCCAAGTTCCGGCGATAGCTTCTTCGATGTGTTGGATTGCTGTGTGTTCTTCATTTTGTGCGAGATTAGCAAGCTTTTTTAGTTCGGCTTGTTCTGAGTATTGGTTCTTGTACTTAAAATTAAACTGCTGACGCTTATAGTCCTTCCAAATATCCCACATATTTTTAAACTTTTGAGAGTCGAACGGATATATAATGGTAGTAGTATGATTAGTATTATGGTAGTTATCTGGTATAGGTGCGACAGATTCGGTACTTGCATTAGTCAATTTTGACAAATGGATGCTACCACTTGTGTCATTTGCATTTGACAAGGTGAACCACTTAGTGCGATCGTACTTCTTGTCGTTGTAGTTGCCGGATTCTATTACGCCTTGTTCTTCAAGTTTAGAAAGCAAGCGTCCGACCTTACGAGCCGACCAGAAAGGGAATAACTGCGACAAAGCCGACTGCGTGTTGTACGTCCAGTATTTACCGTCACAATAGTTGCGATCGTTAGCTTCGTTTTTAGCAACCCAATAACGGATGTGGTGAAGCAGTACTGCTCCATCCACTCCGTATTGTTCAGCGTCTATTCGTGAGAATGTAAAGTAGTCAATCATTCCGACAAAATACGCTCGTGGTGCATAACCTCCCAAACAATTTGTGAGGCGGTTACGTTTTTGTCTTTAACAATTTCCGGTGCATATTTCAATATGCCACGCGGGTTTCGTTTAATCCAACCGTTTATTGTTGCGGTTGTTATTCCAAGTTCTCGCGCCATTCGGGTTTGTGTTCCGTAATGTTTGCCTATGAACTCTTTGAAGTCTGAGCGTTGTTTTTTCATTAGAACGGGTTTGTTATTTCCATTTCAGGCACTTCAACATTAGCGGCTTCTAAATCAAGCGCATACTTCTTGAGTTGCTTTGCAAGGTTTACCGCATTTCTTAGGCTTACTTTATCGGGTGATGCTTGGTTCATTTCCCACTCCATAGCACGACCGATAGCCCACTCGTTTAGAATTATGTCTTGACGATCTTGAAAACGCGAAACCGAAGTGCCGGTGCTTGTTGGGTTGCTTCCATAGTCTGGGCGGTTTAGCTTTAGCTTCTTTCCAAACTTTCCCTCGGTTACTGTGTACGCAACTTCGTCGCCTACGTTCCAGCGGTCAGCGGACTTCGCTGACACTTCGCCAACAGTTCCGTCTTCCAATTCAACTTCAGAGGTGTACATAGTTGCACCATCGAACTTACTAACGTAAGTGCCACTCGCTTGGGTGGTCTTTATTTTACTTGTCTGCATATTTTAATAGTTAAAAGGTTTACAATTTACTTCATATTTATTTACGGCTTTTCCAACCTTCATACCCATGACGCGCGAAAGGTAGTCTTTCTTTTCCGCCTTGTTCTTCCACACTTCTTTGTCGCGTTCAGTACATAAAAGGTCGTCGGCGTCTTCTTTACATAGTGCAAACCTAAGCTTCAAATAATATATAGCCTCCGGACTACCCCAGTATGTTATGTTTTTTATCTTTTTACCTTTGGTTTTCTCGGCCTTGCATATATAACCAATCGCCGAACTAATTCCGGCAAAGCCTATGTACTTACCGTCAACTTGTAGCGTGACAAGCTTTTCGTATGTCTTGTTCAAGTCTACGTCAGTAAGACCGGGTGATGTTAAAGCACACCCACCAACGTCAATACCCTCGCCTTTTACACCCATAATGGTGTAACCGTATTCGTTTGATATGTCTACTAATATTTCGCTCATTTTTTCTTTGTTCTTGCGTTTATAATTGATTGCTTAAAGTCTTCGATTACACGTCTTTCGTTTGCGTGTACGACTTGTTGTGTGATCCACTCTCTCCATTCTTTGAAGTCGTGAATAGGTTCGTCGGGATATACTGTTTTCATTTTGTTAAAGGGTTATCAGCTTTAGCGTCGCGTGCTGTGTAGTACGCGTCAAGCTTTGTTTGTTCTTCTTGGAGTCGTCTTTCGTGGTATTGCACGTTTTCTTGCGCTTCCTTAATTAGGTCGTCGAGTGTCATTTTGTTTTTTAATTTGTTTAACATGGTGCTAATATATAACTAAACTTTAGTTAAACCTAAAATAAACTTAACTTTTATCTATAGTTTATTTGTGTTATGTTTGCATCATGATAACAAACGACCCCTCCTCGCCTCTGGCTAAGTTCATCACTTGCTTAATTCTTTTACTGGCGATCCTAATGTCCATACACCTCTTTAGATGAAAGCAAAAGGAAAGCTAATACAGGATAGTTGGAAAACTCCGACCGACTTTTACAACAAGCTACACGAACGGTTTGACTTTAACTTTGATCCGTGTCCCCTTAACCATGACTTAAACAAGTGGGACGGGTTAAAAATTGAATGGGCGGAGCGTAATTTTTGCAACCCTCCGTACTCAAGAAAAGCCAAGACAGCCTTTGTAGTAAAAGCAATAGAAGAAAGCCTCAAAGGAAAGCTTTGTGTTTTGCTTATTCCTGTTAGTACCGGCACTAAATTATTTCACGATATAATTTTGCCGGCCGATCCTGTGATTGAATTTGTAAAGGGAAGGTTGAAGTTTGAGGGCTTAAACAATGAAGGCGTGTTTTGTAACGGACCGGCTATGCACGATTCGATGATTGTAATTTTTGACGGAAGATGATAACGAATTTTGAAAACGAAACCCACGAACTAAACGACTACGAGCGCAACACCTTGTTGCCTTTGCTTGTTAAAGGTTTAAGAACTAAGGTGGGAAAAGAAAACGCTGTAACCAATAAGCAAATATGCAAAGCGTTAAAAGAACAGGGCTACAAGTTAAACGACGCTCGTGTTCGGAAGCTTGTGCAATACATAAGAGTGAACCACATCGTCCACTTGGTTATTGCAACGTCTAAAGGTTACTACTTAGCAACAACAAAAGACGAAGTAGAAAAGTATATTAAGTCGCTAACTGAACGACTGAACGCGATCCAAGAAACTCGATCCGCAATAGTTAAACAATTAAACGTAGAAAATGACGACGGAGACGAAAACCTTCGTATATTTACACAGGCACATTGATTTGTTTATGCCTGAAGTAAGTGTCTGACATAGCACTTATGAAACCTCGCTCCTTTTTCATTTTTGGTGCGGGGTTTCCTTTTTCTTATTAGTTCGATTCCCGGATGGGTACAAAGCGGGATAGTTCTCGAACCCTATAAGACAACGCCGGGCTTCGATTTAGGTCTACCTAAAGGCATCATTACGTTAATGGCTGTATGGCCCCCCAAAACGACTCCACAACCTATTGCTTGCCTCTTAAAGTTCTTAGCATACGCGGCGGCATAGCTACTCGCGTCCACTCCACAACCAGTTTGCATAGCAAAGATGCGGTACTTCCTTCCAACAAGATTCTCAACATAGGCCTGAGTGTGTATATGACCGCCAACACTTGACATCAAGTCGTTCTTCGCACGCGTTCGTGCAGTTCCACCTTCGCCATGCGTGTACTGAACATCATCATATACTACACGCTCGCACCAATTCCAATCCGTACCCAGCACTTCGTTGTAAGACTTTATCCATCGTGCCGGTATATTAGAGTCAAACGCGCGCCTCATGATTAGACGATCATGATTGCCGATGAGTACATCGATTTTCTTATCACATATCTTCTTGAAAGCGTCACGGTATCTTGTAAGTCTTTTGATTGCCCGGTCCAGTTCTTCACCACCGCCAAAGCCGTCAGGATCCGTCGGATGGAAAGAAGAATAATGATTATCTATGCAGTCACCGATCATGATAATTTGGGAGCAATTCCACTTTTCGTAAGTGTCAACCACGAACTTTAAGTACCCATCTAAATCAAAGGGACAATGCAAGTCCCCGACAACAAGGATACGCCTCTCTTTTTTAGTGAGGTGCTGAAAGGCTTTTAGCTTCTTTCCTTTTAGTCGTGGTCTAACGTCTTTCAAAAAACGATAAGCATAGTGGAACAATACCTACCACACATAACACCACCCCGTTCCATTCTATTTCCCCGTTCATCGATGTCAGTGCATAGGTTACAATTACGCCCCCAATGGTGCGCTTTGCCGACCACTTACGAAGCCCGCCTTTATCGCGGAATATTTCGCTGATGTCGAGCTTTGATAGTAAGCCTATTATTTGTTTTTGCATTCTTCTTTGCAGTCTTTAGCGCAAGTGTTTTTGCCTAATACAATCGCGTTAAATACTCGCTTTATGATGTCAAGTATTTCGTCGTCTTTCTTAGTAGCTGTTAGAGCCGTCCAAGAACTACCAAGCGTGATAAGGGCAAGCAATAACTCGACCCAATTGTTTTGAATAAATTCCATGTTTTATCTGTTTACTAAGTCGCCGAACTTGTCCCGCATATTAAAGCCGGGACAGTCTTTGCCTTTATTATAGTCGTTATGTCCGCGCACCTTTAGTTCGCCAAAGCAAACCTCAAGGAACTTAACAAGGTCGCGAAATGCTACCTCTTGTTCTTTTGTCATTGTGTCCTTAGATACAAGCGTCGTTTTAGACTTTGGCTTTTCTTTATCTAAAGACTTTTTAGTCTTCTTTACTACACCTCCGCAATAAGCTACGCCTATACTTCCGTAGTTGTTACCCCAAGTATGCGCTCCTACCTTGTCAAGTAGTCGGCCGCGTTCAACAGTTCCGTCTTGGTGTATTAGAAAGTGATAGCCGATGTCGTCCCACCCGTTGCCTTTAACGTGCCAGTTGCGCACCTCTTGCACTGTTAGTTTACGATCTGCGGGCGTTGCCGTGCAGTGTAGTATTACTTCTTTGATTTCCCTCATTTGATACCTTTTTCAGCGAGTAGTATTTTAATTTCTTGCATACCAGTACAAAGTTCTTTGAGCATTTCTTTCACCTCACCTTCTTGCTTTTCAAGTGAAAATAGCCTTGCCTTTATTTTAGTTACTTCGTTTGTTAATTTTATCCAAGTTCCAAGAACCCCAACAAAACACGATATAGCGATTCCGATGAGTTCCATTAAGCGTCTGGGTTTTTAGTGTGGTGAAACTCTATAAAGTCGTGAACAATATCGTACAAGCGTTTAAGCTTTAAGTCAAGTGATGCAACTGACGCCTTTCCGCTTGGCTTTTCTTTTAGAATATCGTCGTGAGCGTTGTCTTTAGAATCGTAGTTTATTTCTCGTGCCATTATGTTGTAAACATTTGTATGTTAGTAGGAAAGTATTGAGTTGTAGTAACTGTTCCGTCATATACTGTAGTTCCAAAAACAAAGTCGCCTGCTGCTAAAGAAACTCCGTTTGTAGAAGTCACAACCATTGGCTTAAAGTTTTGGTTTAAAGCAGGTACAGTAAGTTTAGTGCTTGCTACAAGTGTAGCTGTTAAAGAACCTGTGTCGCCTGTTCCGTTTGTTAATGCTAATGCTGTTGCTGTGTCGCATTTCCACATCATATAACGCATTACTACTCCTGCTACTTCAGCAGAAGAATCAAACTCTTGACAAATATAACAGCCTGCTGTTCCTGCAAGCGGAACTCTAAAAAGACCATTTGTTATGTCGTCTAAATCTACAGTCATTTGTGTCGTGCCTGGCGTTCCTAAGTCGCCACCTGTCCCTAAAGGATTTGCCCCTGCTGTCGAAGTCCATATATAATAACTAAAACCTAAACTACCACCCCAAATAATGCACTGAGATCCTGCGTCTGTCGAAGTTGTTATTGACACTCTTGCACCACCGGCGGCAATAGAGCAAGCTGTGGCTGTGCCGCCAATGTTTGCGTAGGTTACTTTCTTACTTGTTCCCGCCGCGCCTCCGGAAGTGTCTGAGGTGTCTACAATATATAAGACGTCGTCACTTGCTGGTGTTGCTCCCAGTGCCGCTAAGTCTGTTACTTTCTGATTTGCCATTGATATACTTTTTTAACTTCTGTTCGTTTTTTTCTTTCGGCTTGTATTTCTTACGCTTATTCTTTAACATATTCCACAATCTCCGATCGCTGACATAAATGCTTTGTATCTTAAATCCATATAGCGGTCGTCTACGTTTAACCCTTGGGTGTAGTTGTTAGACGTTGGCGAAAGGTCAGAGCCTGTATTGCTTGAATACTCAGGATAGCTTGCTGAGTTGTCGCACAAATAATCGATAAGCCTTTGACGGTAGAACTGAGCCATGTCTAAAGCTTGGTCCATTAGTGGTTTCAAGTCGTCATAAGTAGCCGCCGCGCTCTGCTCGCTGTTCATTATAACAACCGCGTTGTTAACGAATCTAAGGCGCAAGAACGGCACTAACTGAACAAAGGAATACTGAACCGTTGCCGGGATAATATAATCGTTTAGAATCGTCGCATACACACCCGCCACTGCTCCCGTGTCTATGTCGTTACAAAGCTTATTGTATAGGTCTGTTCCGAGTACCGGAAGAATCCAACGCTGTTGCGCCATATAAACGTATGGACGGATTAAATCGTCGTCAACTGATCCGCCTATTGCGGTATCTCTTTTCAGCCTGTTTGCTGATACAAATAGTGCTTGGCTTGCCATTAGTTCTTTGGTGTAGTAATTGCTCGCGCAATGTTTGGGTTAATAAATCCGCGGTTCTCCATATCGCGTGGACGCTTTGCAACCCTTCCGTCATTTTTAGGAAGTAGTTTATCTTGTTCCTTTTGTATAATTCGACGCGCTTCGTTTACGCTAACACGCTTGTTGTTCTTCTTTAGGTACGTCCTACGCTCCCAAAAATGTTGGCAACTGCCACCGCCCTTATAAAACCAGATGTTGTAAAAATCCGAACCAGCCGGTCCCCAACCCGGATTGGTTGCACGGTCTGACGCAAACTCGATGTCTTCTTTTCTCCATACTCTATTGCCAGCGTTTACCATCTTGCGACAAAAGTCGCGACTTGGGTTGCCGTTTATACCAGTCTTCTTTGGCATATATGCGTAGCGGACTTTTATAATATTACCATCTTGTGTAGACTCCGCCTGTGGTTTACCGCTTGGAACTTTTGGTGTAGCAAATTTCCACATTTTATCAAAGTGTTCTTCGTGGTCGTAGTTTACTTTGCGGCTGTCAATTAAATCGTAGCCTTCAATTAGTTCTGATTCTTCACTTCCTAACTCTAAAAGAACGTCGGCCGCATATAAGCGCACACAATCGCTTAACTCTTGCTCGTTAAGGTCTAACTGCTTTAGCTTACTATTAGCCCATCTAAGGCCCGCTTTACCGCCCCAAGCGTCGTACATAAGTTTACCGCATCCGTCGTTGTACGACTTGCTACTTTCTAAGTCTTTGGCGTGGCGCGTTAAGTAGTTAGCCATACGTTGAACCGTTTCAATACTTATTGGTTCGCCGTTTGCTAATTGGTTAGCGCGTTGTTTACCTACACCTGTTCCGCACGAACCCCAACCGTTTTTGTCTACAAAGTCCAACACCTTCTGCGCGTTACTCTTTACGCCTTTTGGGTAGTCTGTTATTGACTCATTAAAGACGTCCCTTTTTTTTTTAGTCTTTTTACTTCGGAACTTTTCAATCTCTACCGTTGCATCTTTGCCTTCTGTAAATAGTGCCTTAGCTACGGCGGGGTCAAACTGAAGCATCTGAACAAGGAACACAATAGCTTGTTCCGCTGTAAGTAAACCCTCGCCGACCTTTACAATTATATCAAGTGCCGAGGATATTTGCGCACCATTGTATGACGCTTCTTTGTCTACTGTTATGTCTGGCATAGCGTCGTCAACTTCTGTTTCTTCTTCTACAACTATTGGCGCGTCTTCGTCAATTTCTACGCCTTCCTTTTGTTGTTCGCCTTCGTCGAGTGCGTTGATAGTCTGAAGGTCTAAGAAGTCTGCGGGTTTTGCTGTGATAAAGAACAAGTCTAACTCGATGTCGTTAATACCAAACAACAATCCAAACGCCTCAAGTACGATGTCTTGAAGTGGTGCTACTACCGTGTTGTTGAATAAAGAGTAAGAGTCGCGCAACTCGTCGGCGTTATTTCCAAAGCCTCCGCCCTCAGATCTTACGCCAAACAATAAAGGACTCGTTACCCTATGGCCGGTTAGTATCTTTTCGCTTACAAGCTTAGAAAGGTACTCGTACATTCCGTCCGCGCCGTTTTGTGTTATCGGTGTAAACTCTGGTGCTGTTTCGTCGCCGTCGTTAAAGGTAATAAGAATACGCCCCGCGTTGTCTGCTCCTGTAAACTTCTGGATAACCTTCTGCTCTATTACGCGGCGTTCTTCTTGTGTGGGTACTCCATTCTTAAACGATAAAAGCATAGAAGGGAAAAACCCACGGCGGATATTGTTTAAATGAAACTCCGAAATCTCGCGATCTAATTCTATGTAGTTTGTTGCTCCGGCATAGTCCGGCAATGCGTAGTAATGATAAGACGGTGTGTAGCGTTTAACTTGAAAGCAAGTAGATGCCGCTGTTCTGTTCTCTAAATCAAAGGCCGGGATGGTCTTTTCTTTATGTGTCTTATGCCTCCAATCCGGTTTGTAATAGTATTCTGTAACTCCGCCCTCTGTGTCCGCTACGCCGCTTCGCATAGTGTGGACCGGTAGGTGCTTTATGCAAGCAATACGGGTGCGAGGCTTGTTCCATATAACATTAAGATATGCCATGCCGTAAAGCTTAATATCAAAGCACACCATTTGTAGTAAGTGCGGGTCGCTTTTTCTTAGCAAGTCTTGTAGCCTTAACCACTGCTCACGCTTGCCGTCGTTTTCTTCTCTATCTGTTGCGTCTAAGCCGCCGCCGTATACCATGTCGGCAACGCCGTTAATGATTGCACCGTTTGTTGAACTTGCTAAAAACAAGTCGCGCAAGTATTCGCCATACAAGTCATCCGAACCAAAGCTGACATACTTCTGTCCTTGCTTTTCTTCGAATACTGGAATCTCTGAATCCGCGTAGCTTATTACGCTAAAGTCGTGTTTGTTCATTATGGGTAAACGTATTGTGAAACGGTTGGGCTATACTCTTTGAAGTCCGGTGTTATTTCTTCCATGTTGCCAGAATAGTCGCGAACGTAGGCTATGCCTTCTTCTAATTCGCTCGCGTTAGCCGGGTCAAGGTTTGTGTTGTTTGCTTGCTCGTATATCTTGTAATGATAAAAACCCATCGGGTAAGTGTCAAGCTTTCCCGTAGCGTCGTAAAACTTAATACGCCCAGAAGTAGGCGCGGCAGTTTCGTCTTTGTCTATTACTGTAAAAGTCAAACTGATAAACCTCGGAGTCTTTGTTGCGTCTACCGAGGTCGGTATAAAGTACAAAGAATTTAGCGAACTTTGCGACGTTAATTCAACTAAGTAATACACAGACGCTTGTGCAATAGTTTGCGTCTGGTTTGCTGTGACGTATAATTTGTTTACTACGTCGGTACTTGTTGCGTTATTAGCGTTGCGAATTTGTTGCATCAATTAAAGATATAAGCCTCAGTAATTTGTTTAATTAAAAAGGGAGGACGGCGTAGTGCCACCCTCCCCTTTCTTTTATCTAAGCAACAGTTTAAACTGCTGTGATTGTTAGGTCTGCTTCGTCAGTCAACCCGTCGAACGGATATTTTGCCGTAGCTACTCCTGCCGAAGCCGGTAGTATATACAACGGATCTTGTTCCTTCGCTGTGAAGTTCAAAGTCAAGCCGTTCATATCTGAACGATTTGTACCCGTTGCGATCGTGACTGGGAAAA